ATTTGGGACTTTACCTGCAAGGCTTTTGACTCTGGCTTGTTCTGCTTTTACGAATGCATCGTCAGCCATTGCTTTCTTTTGTTCTTGCACTTGAACTCTCTTTGCTTGAGCGGCGCCCTTGCTTTCGCTTAGTCGTGCTTTCGAGTTGTACATTGTTTTGTTCATCTTTAGTTTCCTTATGTTTTTTCATGTCGGCAGATGTATTAAACCATTCACCTGATGCCACCATTTTTGCTTTCACTTCTTCTTCAACGACTCTCATCTTTAAAGTTGGGTGATAAACGCAAGATAGCATCAGGCTCTCCTAATTAATTAAGATAAAAGCTTAACTGCGTACTGTGGATGCCATAAGAATCCGCAGAGCAAATCAAGACGCATGAAGTTGGTATAAGAACTAATGTCCCCGGTTTGGGTAACGGCTAAGGAAAGACCGGTTTCTTGATCTACAGCCACAGATGCGTAAGGCACTTGTAACTTGTAAAGCGGCGGACATACGATATCCAAAGAACGCGTCGTATACGCCACGTTCGAGTTGTAACTCTGAATCATGGTAACTACCGCATCATCAGGAACAGCATTCGATACGTTACGACGAGGACTGTCAGTGTCACTGATAATCGCAGGACTTACCGTAATCGTCACAGCACCACCACCCGTACTATTAGCAGCAGAAGTAATGACAAACTGCATGTTTTGACCGGTTGAAGCCAAGCTGATTGGGTTAACACTTTCAACACCAGCGATAGAAATTAAGTCACCAGCTCTGAAATAGTTGGTCACAGTAGCAGTTGCCCCTTTAAGAACAATGGTGCTACCACTAGCCACTGCGCCGTTCGTGGTTAAATCATCAGCCTGATGTAACTCAGGACCATCACCTGCAATGTGATGCTTGATGTTCTGAGATTGGAACACGTCAAAGTATGACAAATGCCCAATTGCAGATTTACGCACGATGTCTTCATTGAAAACAGGCGTGAAAGAGTTCAAGAGATTCCCTTTTAAAGAAGAACCATCACGAACCGACATAGCAACATAAGCGTCATCAGAGATATCAACGCCCATTTCAAGAAGCTTAGCGCCTGCCAAATCAACAGTCGTGAAAGAGTTGATTGGGGTGCCTGCGGTACCTGTGAAGAAGTTTAATTGGCTTTCAGCGGCATCACAGATATCTCGCTCCATCTTACTGATGATAGCTTGGATAGCGGGTTGGATGAAAAGGCGACTGAAATCTTCGATTCTTAAGGTTAAATCCTGAATGGTGTAAGAAATAAGAGCATTATATTGATGTGAAATTTCTAAGGTTTCAACATCTTCAATGATGTCTTGTGGGGTTGCGGTTGAGCCGTCACCGATAATGAAGTTGTTTTGTTTTCTGATTCTTAAGGTATCGCCGATTTTATAGCCGGTGCTTGTAAAATCGTCTTGATAAATACGTGAACCCGTCATTACGAAAGGGGAGTTGTTAGCAAACATAGCAAGGGCTGTGTTGCTAACGAGGTCAGTGGTAATTAAATCATTAGGCATTTCTATAATTCTCCAAAAGTTTATAAAACTTAAGAAGAATCAGAAATCTAGTTTACTTCCAATTATTCTTAAGCCTACGTCTTAACTCCGAAACCGAAGTTTTGCCATCAGGCGAAGTTTTGGTGGAGGCCGTTGGGGAGCTTTTTATGTTCCCGATTGGTCTCGGTGGATTTGTGACCTTCTTTTTGTTTGCCAACAAAGCCACCGAAAGTTTCACCTGCTCTTTTGCTTGATCTAATGGATGAAGCCTTGCAATCCTATGAAGCTCTTCTCTGTTTTTACCCAGCTTATAAAGCACGTCTGGCGCATTTGGTAGCACCATTGCAGCCTCCCTCATCGAAGGAGTAAAAGGGGCTGTATCGTCCCTTACCACATCATCGAAATCTTCGTAAACATCAGAAGCTCTATCTAAATCTTCATCAAATCTACGATGCTGATTCTCAATGTAACGCTGCTTCTCTGCCTGCTCTCTCTTGGCTAAGGCCATATCTACACCACGCTGAATTCTTTCTTCTTCAGACAGGGGCATATTCTGAGCCTGTTGTTGTGATGATTGTTGATAGTAAGGAGAAATCATTTGTTGCTGAATCATGTCCATGCGACGCTGCATTTCTGCCATTTGCTGCGCATGTTTCTTTCTTTCTCTTCCCAGTCTGGCTTTAATGCCTTTAGGGCCATCAATATTCTCATCCGGAGAACCCATGCTTTGGGAACCATTCTCTGACTCATCTCCGCCTTCCGGCAAAGAACCCTCAGATACCTGCTCTTCTTGCATTTCAGGAGAGTAGTCACTGTTTTCAACAGAATTCATTTCATCTTGCATTTCTTCACCTTCTCCGGCATTTTTCAGCCCCATAGTTACGGCTCTATGTATAGCCCCGAATGGAATTCGTTAGTTTAGATACTATGCCCGCAACAATTAATGTCAAGGTGCACCTATATACCTTTTAATTAACCGAATTCGGTCTCAGACTAACCGAATCGGTTATAAATCTTTCCTAGCATCAACCATGAAATCTTTCACAACAGACATCATGCTCTTGGTAAATTCCATATCTGTCTTAGATTTCTCAGTCTCTCTATTTTCTTTGTCATTTTCTAACTTGGCCATAAGCTCACGCGCCTTCAATGCCATCTCTATTTCTTCAAGTTTGTACTTCTTCTCTCTTATTTGAAGCTCATGCTCTTTTTCCTTCATGGCTTGCATGGCGAGCATCACCTGCATATTGGGTTGCTCTGGAGGCGGCTCTTTACCTTCTTCTTTGGCTAATATCTCTGGGGGCACTAGTGTTTGAAGACGTTCGTAGAGTTGTTGTGAGTACTCAAGGTCAACGTTTCTAGCAATAAGGTCTGCAACCAATGGGAATGTTTGAGGGAAAGCGGTTGCCATCTTTAAGAAGAAAGTAAGCGACTCTGACTTTTGAACCATAAACGAAGGCCCAGACTTTATCTCAATATCAAAGTTACCCTTAGAGAAACCGTTTAAAACACTTCCATCAGGTCTAGTCTTATTAAGAGTCACGTTTCTTGTCTTGCCGTCAGCAGTTGAGAGCACAACATCTCTTTCTGTGTCATAGACCACGGGGAGTAAATCAAGCACCACGCGGCCAGACTGAGCAATAGCGATATCAAGGTTATCTTTGAATACGAAGGCGCTTAATGAGCCTTGTCGTGACCTACTATCTATGGCTACACCGCTTTGTTCATTGCTTTGGAAGCCAAGATTAGCCTCTGAGAATCCTAGAATCTCATGAATATCCATGGTGGCTCTTTGGTATTGCATAAGAAGAGACTGTGGAACCTCTGAAGGGTTCTGTTTCATTGGCATCATACCTGTCTTCAAGTCAGGATTGGCGACCAAAGCCCCTTGCTGAAGCTCAGGATTCCTCCATTGTTGCTCTTGCCCTTTGATGTTGTCTGGGGTCACAAGCCATTGCTCTCGTCTTCTGTTCTTTATTTCTGCTGCAATCTCAGAGCCCACGTAGTTTAGGAATCTTTGAGCATCCTTTGCGTCATATATGAATGAGCGCGTGTATTGGAGGCCATCAATCCATCTTGAGTCACCGTCGACATAAATTATTGGAAGATGTTTAGATGGCCAAATAGAGAAATCGATAATGCAGTTCTGAAGAAGTCGATAGTGAACTATTCTGTAGTCCTCTGATTGTCTTTCTCTCACAATCTTAGGGAGCTCCTTTAAGATTAGTTCTTCTATTTCGCTGCCTTCTTCCTCAATCATCTTTCTAGCATTCTTGATTTCGGCCTTCATGTCTTCCCATTCATCTTCGGTGACTGAGCGGCCGTCATCGAGGAGATAGATGATTTTAGAGAACCATTCTTTCTGGAAGAAGTCGCAGATAGTGATGGTATCTTTGGTTTCCCATTGGAAGTCTAGGAGGGTTCTGGAGTCACTGAATGAGACGGGGTTCTTGATATATGGGTAAGTGGCTTCGAATTCGTCTATGTACATATCGAAGGTTTTACCGCAATAGTTGCCGTCTCCTTTGTGGGGAAGAAGGGCTTTGGGGTCAAAGAACACGCGTGTTGGATCGTTAATGCAGATGTACTTAATGATTAAGTCAAAGCTATTTGAATTTGCATAATCTGTGGCCACTTGGAATGCACCCCAACCACGGGTAAGTGCGCTATCGTAGGCGGTTTGGTAAATGAGATCGTTTTGAGAATGATAGGAAATAGTCCTAACAAGATTCTCTCTAAGCGTCACCTCATCTTGAGAAGCCAATCCGTCCAATGACCTCACCTCTAAGTCAGGCTTGTTCTTACGTTGTTCAGCTGAAACCTTCTTGACGGAGTCATAGAGCTTGTTAAATACGAGGGCTGGTTTAAAAAGTCTGGTGAATTCACCCTTCTCAATGGCTGTCCATTGGTCTCTGATTAAGAATTCTTGGTCTTGTTTGCCTCTGGTATCATTTTCGTTAAAGAAGTTAGTCCAAAGGCCTCTGTTCTTGACTGCCAGATCAATGATGTTTCCCTCATCAATCCCTTCATCCATTAAACCTTCTAGGCGTCTTTCTTCCATTTCAGCAATTAATTCTTCATCGAGTACATTTTTATTATATTTCATCACAAATACCTAAATGTTGGGTTAAACATATTAACAGTGCTTTTTGGTCTTTTTTCTTCGCTTATCCTGTCGGCCGCAAACTCCAGCGCAATATACTGAATGGCATCCTGAGGATGAGAAGCCATGTTCTTATCTGGCGTATCTCTATATCTCTCTTCCCCAGGAACATTCACGCGCTTGTAACAGTAATCTTTAACAAACCCTCTACGTGTCAATGGAGCCCCCTTCCTTGATACAAGGAAAGCAGGCCTCCCATCCACTAACATATTCATAAAATACCTGACAGAACCAATCCTGGGCTCAATGTCATTAGTCCTGGCCCCTTGAGTGACGATACCTAGGGTATTCAGTACGCCTATGGCGCTCAACTCTTCCATGATTTGGTCTCTTTGAAGGCCAGCTGGGTCCGCTACACTCACCCCAATCTTGCAACCCCTGAAGTCACTTTGTAGTCCAGGGAGTACAATGCTTTCAGCGAATGTCTTAATGCCCATATCTTCGGCTGTGTATTCTTTTACGATTTTGAACTGTCCGCGGGAAGTAAACTGAACAACCACACAGGCTGGTGTCAGACCAAAGTCCCATCCAAGATGAATTGGAGACATATGGTCTGGCTCTATGTATTCGACAGAATGTAGGTCGTCATTATATTCAGGATACACCTTCTTCCCAAACCCGACAGACCCATACTCCCCTAGACAGAACACTTTGATAAAGTCCTGGGTTTGACCCTGAGACATCCTCACATAGTAATCATTAGGAAGATTGTTCGCATTATCAGCATCAGGATTCCTAACCCAGGCATCATTATCATCTTTCAAAAGCCCTGGAGGCTGATGAAATATCTGATGCCCTGGTTGAGACTTCTCTTCAAAGCCCTTGTAAAGCCAGTGGTCATGGTCTGTTGGGTTACTATCAGCAATGATTCCAGACCAATAGGGATCTTTACAGAATGCCTTAGAGGGGTACCGGCCAATACGACCTTTGAAGTGAGATAATGCGCCTTGTGGCACCTCAGAGAGCTCATTGATGTAGCATCCAGTTAACTCGAGTGACCTAATCTTTCGAAGGTCATCTTCTCTATCAAGTGCTAAGAATATCAACTCAAGCTCTACAATGCCTTCGCCATCATTAAAGGTATGCTCATAAATCATGATAGGCTTCTTTCTCTTAACTACATCTCCCATCTCGCCAAACCAACTCAGCCAAGTTTGAAGTGTCGTAGACTCAAGTTCGCCAGATGTATTTCTCACTAATGCCCATTTAGAACGCCTACGATTTCCCTTCCAGTAAGGCATAGCACATGCACGCATCACTATCTCTTGACAGCACATCGTTGATTTACCGCTACCATAGGGGCCTACAATCATCTTCACGAACTCATCATTAGCGTGGAATGCATGACCTGTTGGAGTTGGCATATAAATCTTGTTTTGAGGAGAGGATTTTATCTCTAATCCAAATCCCTCTTTGTGAGTAAGATGTTGGTCATTAACGCGAAGCAAAGATTCTTTGATGGTTTCTATTTCTTTTCTTAAGTCTGATAGTGACCTAGACATGAGTAGCACACACATTGCATTGGCAGTTCTGGCTCTTGCCACGTCTTGGGATAAACTCTAGCTCTCTTGTGGTAAAGGTGAATGTGCATTTGTAGCATTTTCTTCTACGAAGTCTGGCGGAAGTTGCCGATAGCCTACTTTTTAATATTTTAGTTCTGTTAGCCTGGCATTTAGGACATTTCATTTACTTTCTTTTGTTGATTCTCTTTAAAGTGCGTGCAAGATTGGCTTCTTTACGAAGCGTGGGGTTTTTAGATTTAGTGGCTTTCTCTAGCATTTTGTTAGGAATCTTCTTGCCCTGTGGGATGCCTAATTCTTTATGTAATTTACCGGGATGTTTGATAGCTGATTTAATCCACTTAGCCACTATTCTTCTCCTTCAACAGTTCTTTGATTTCTTCTATTTCTTTAGATAATCTATTCAGCTCTTCTGAGTCTTTGCCAAATTCTCGAGGATACATACGCTCTAAAATCCAAGCATCTGCTTGCCATGCATTAGTTTTTGAGGCTTTGTCTTTAAGTTCTTTAATCGTTGTTAGGGCCACTTTTGTGCGTGCTTTTTTTACACGGTCTTGGAAATCTGCGTATACTGTGTCCAATCCTGCTTCTTGATCTTTACGTCCTTGAGCTAACCAATGAAGCACTGTAGACCTTCCTGCACCAGAATAATCTATCGCCAAGTTTTGGGGTAATCCTTCATTTATAGCCTCTAATATCCTATCCGTATAAGGCGACTCACAAAGTGTAGGTCTACCTGCCATACTTTTCTCCCTTATTAAATGTGATTCATTATGGCATAAAAATCAAAAGTCAACAAAATTATTACCACTGATAATACTAGCTTAAATATTGTTACCTGGTATAATATGACTCTCATGACAAAATAAGGACATATTATGCAATTTCGTACATTCCTATTATCTGTCTTTCTTTTCATTATCCCTATTTTCTTGGGCTTTCTTATGAATCAGAAATTAAATCATGCCAATGAGACCATAAAGTACATATCGGATAAGTATGAGGTTTGTTTACAGATGCAGAGTCCAAGGGATTTTGATACAGATAACTTG